GATTAATCAATATGAAAGTATGCAAAATGAAGAAAAAATATATTGACATGTACTCGAAACGAGAATATAATAACAGCAAGAAACGCGATATGCGTACTGAAAGGAGATGAGAAAATGCAAATTGCGGAATGTAATGCACCAGTAGCAAAGAATATCGCAGGAGTTATCGAAAATAAGGGATTAAAGCAAGTTTATATTGCTGAAAAGGCGGGATATAGTCCGCAAGAACTTAATGACATGCTCAACGGAAGAAGACTTATCAAAGCGAATGATATAGCTCGCATTTCGTTAGTATTGGGAGTTGATGTTAATTGTTTATATGGAATTGAGAAAGGTGAGTGAGGATTTGATTATTTCAGATAAAGAGTATAGAGAAATTCAGATTATCACAGAGGATGATGAATTGATTGTAAGTATTACAGATGAAGACATTATTGTGAAGGATGGGTACAAAGTTGTATGCGTGCCTTCCGATAATTAACCGAGGTTGTTACGAGGATCTCCGTCAGGTTTAGAGACGGGAGTATCAACGCCATTTATTTTTCTATGATAGTAGTCGTTTCCATAGTCGCCTCTATCAATAGCTCTTACAAATTGGTTACGAGTCATTTCATTGCCAGTACGAGTGTCTCGAAAACGTTCGTTACGGCCAGTGTTAGATTCTCTAATAACTTCTACTTTTGGTTTGTTAGCCATATGCATCATCCTTTCTATACTTATGGCACGCAAAAAACAACTTTGTATGGATAGGATAATACTAGAATCTAGGAGTGTCAATACAAAAATACTAGATAATGTATAAAACATGCGTTCGCACACAAAATATAGAAATGCAGTTTTACTAGTATATCACTTGGTAAAGAATAAAACAAGAAGAAGTATCAGAGTTAAGAGAAACTTAATAATTAAAGGTTCAGAGAAGTGAGGTGAAGAAAGCGTGCAATTAGCAACGACAATAATTTCAACAGTATCGGTAGTTTGTAACATTTACTTAATTTTCTACATCAGAAAAATGAACTAATCAGTGATGCGGGAGGTGAAACGCAATGGGAGTGGATTATGGCTTTTTTATAAGAGAGCAGGCAATAAAAAACCTTTTATCAGCTCAGAGGAAAATGGCAGCGAAGGGAAATGCAAAAGGGCTTATTGCAGTAACTAAATTCATATTAAGCATTTCTCATCAGTTTGATGGTGAAATGTTGAAAATTAGTCAAGGAATAAACATTGATGGAAACGCTGTTGCTCAGGCTACCTTGGAAGCTGTTCATAATATGCAAAGAAAGGAAAAGCGGAGTGAGGTGAGTAGATGGAGGAATATATAGAAGCGCTAAAAGGTATTTCATATTTTGAATGGATCAAATTGCGAGAAGGTATTGATTCTGAGTTTGATCGGCAAATCGGTGAATCAAAGAGAAGTCTTCAACTCACCGATTCTGAAAATGTAAAAAAAGCTATCCGTTCACGATTTGGATGTAAATTGGATTAATTCTCCAATCGTTGCCCTTATAACTAATATGAACATAATCTAGTCCATAAAAGCTATCAAGGAGATCAGAAGGACGTTTTCCAGGTGAATAAATGGAAGCGTTTTCTTCCCACCAAACACTAGGAGATTTCTTGTTTTCACCGATCGTGCAATCAGGATCATCGGTAAGACAAACCCAATCACCGGCGAGACAAGCATAAATTTTAAGCATATGCATACTCCTTTCTTTATTACTTAGGTACTGGCATACCCTGTAAGAAAAGTATAGGAGGACAAGGGAGAAAAGGCAATGTCTGGATATAATTTTAATCATTTTACTGGAAAGACAAAAGGTAAGACTTCGAGAAAGAAAAAGATTCGAATGAAACAAAATCATAAAAATAAGTATGAGAAATATTCCAATAACAGAGGAAAGTAGTTAGTAATTTGCAACAGATGATTCAGGTTCAGAAGAAGGGAGGGAGTAGATTGGAAATCGCGGTTGGCCTGTATATTGTTGGAATTACTTTAATAATGGGATATCTGATAAACAAATATCCCAGAGAAACGATAGCTATTATATTCCTTTACATAATGGTGCTATTACAAGTTGTCCAAAAATATTTTCAACAGAAATAGTAAGAACAACATATACGCAACAATCAAAAGACGTGTGGACAAGAAACCTAGTATTAGACTGAAAAAGGCAATTGCTGGTAATTCAATCCATATACAAGCGAATATCATGCGGATTTTTGAATGATATTGTTCGTAGTTGATTCGATAAGAAATGCTGCGGACAGGAATATGGGCTTGCTTACATAATTTGTCATATGTTTTTGAAATTTGGTCACAAATTCGAAACCATTGATTATAGCCATATTTATTCTCCTGCAGAGCAGATGGTTTTTCAAGCCAACGAATCTCTTGACGTAAAACGGGGTCAATAAGAAGAGAGTGTGAATTTTCTAATTCATAGTATTTAGAAAGAAAGGGGGATATATCATCGAGAGATACTTTTTTGTAAAGAAAAGGTTCAATTTCTAAAAAGAGTGGGTGATAGACCTTATCGAGTCTTTCACGAGCTACAGTAGAGAGATTAGAGTTTCGACTAATTAGTAAAGTAAAGATGCCAAGCGTGAGCGTGACAGATGGTTCTAATAAAATATTTATAATTTTTCCTAAATTAATGCTTGATACAAACGAAAGCATGTCAATTTTCCTTTCATCATTTGATAGGAAAATTATACCAGAGAACCGCAACAAGTACAAACCATTCCACATAACCTATAGAAGAGGTGGTGCAATTGAAACATATTAACATCGTGATCATCGATGGAGTAGAAAGAGACATGGCAGCATTATCGGCAGAGGAACGACTGAAAATCGTAAATGAGCTGAATCGTGTAGCTGTTGGATATCTGGGATACCAGAAAGAGAAAACCGCTTAGGCGGTAGAAGGAGGACAAGCTGTGAAAAGACGAGGACCAAAAAATAAGCTGCAGAGAGGTATAAGAGAACTGCTAATCGGCTGTGTGATCGGTTGTGCGGTCGGTATATCATTCGACCTTATATTGTTCGCGTGGTTAATTCTTAGATAAGGGGGTGGGGGCATTGCAAGAGATACCACAGATGATGGAAGATCATGAATTTCAGAAAGAACTGGAAAGAATCAGAGAGCACTTAAATGCGATCAGCAAGGATTCAAATACCGTAGAGGTGCGAAGAAATTACCTAATCAGTTGGGTGACGATACCATCAGCAAAAATTTATACGCCAGATCAGCTAAGACAGATCTTCGACCTGACGTGGGAAACAAAAGAAGAGCACCCATATAAGCCGGCAAGCTTCGGGCGCTCAGAAAATTAGTCAAATATATTATAAGAGAAGAAAGGAAATTAGTCAAATGGCAGAAGAAAAGAAATATGAAATTACAATATCAGATCTGAGTGCATATATAGGAGCAGCAACATTCGAGATACTTCCGGAAAATGCAAAGGAAGAGGATGTTGATAAATATGCTATGGTTGCAGCTGGCATCACGGACCGAGTGGCCAAACATCTGGACGGTTCCAATCCTTTACCAGAGGATCATGTGGCTTTGGCAAAAGAGATGGGACAATTTATTAATGAACTTGGAGCGGTTTGCGAAAAGATTGTTCAAGCTGTAATGGAGGAGTAGAGATGGAAAGCATTCCAGGATACGACGATTGGAAGACAACTCCGCCAGATGATCCAGAACCGGCCTCGGTTTGTGATTGCTGTGGGTGTGAGGTGTATGAAGGAGATTATATCTATACGATAGATGGAGAACGTTTATGCGAGGATTGTCTCAATGCTAATTACAGGAGGGTTGTGTAATGGCAGAAATATGGATGGTGTTCGGAGCGGAAGAATACAAATATGGAACATATCGTTTTGTTACACGTGCAGAAAAAAACAGAGTAAACGATCTCGCAATGCAGATCCGCAAAGAACGCGGGTGTGAGACTTATGTGAAAGAGATAGGTGAGTATTAATGTATTACAAGGAATGTCCGTTCTGTGGTTGTAATTTGGATCCGGAAGAGAAATGTGATTGCCAGGACAAGAAGAAAAAGAGAGAAGAGCTTATCAGATCGTTTCTGATTAGACAGTCAGACGGGCAACTTGTGTTGAAGGAGGCGGTATAGATGACATATGAATCGTTAATGATTGCAAATCAAACAATCACAAAAATAGAAGTTAAAGGAAAAGAATATGCGGAAGTAAATCAAAGAATTCGTGTATTTCGAATGTTATATCCGAACGGAAGTATCGAGACAAATATTGAAAGCTTAGAGAAAGGCATCTGTGTGATGTCTGCAGTTGTGAAAGATGATTTTGGTTCAGTGCTAGGAGTGGGACATGCCTATGAAAAAGAGGATTCCTCATTCATAAACAAGACTTCTTACATTGAAAATTGCGAGACATCAGCTGTAGGAAGAGCGCTTGGAATGTGCGGAATTGGAATTGATACAAGTGTTGCCAGTGCAGATGAGGTTTTGAATGCTATTAAACAACAAGAGGGAATGAGTTTAATTTCGGACGCACAGTATAACACATTAATGAAATGCATTCCAAATCACAATCAGACTGTTGAAAATGTATGCAACTTTTTTAAAGTGAAGGATTTAAGAGAACTTACAGTAAAGCATTTTATGATTCTCATGAATAAAATGGGTGAACAGTAATGGATTTCACAGGAATATTTCAAGGGTTGTCCATGAATTATGCTACTGGCAAACAGACAGCGTCCTTTGAACTGAATGAAGACGCAAGAGAAGCATTCCAAGATCTAAAGGGTTGCGAAAAATTGACCATTCAGATAAAGAAATATCGAAAGAAGAGAAGCTTGGATGCTAATGCATATTACTGGGTGCTCGTATCGAAGTTGGGAAAGGTCCTTGATATGGCAAATCCAGAGGTGCATAACATAGCGCTAATCAGATATGGACAACCTTGGATCATAGATGGAAAGTCAGTGTTTACAACGATTCCTGATACGGAAGATGCAGAAAATCAGGTTAGATATGCCGTGAATTATCATTTACAGCCGACATCGCAAGTGCGAGAGGGCAATGACAATGTGATGTATCGAACGTACAGATTACTTCGTGGCAGCCATACGTACAATACAGAGGAAATGGCAAGGCTGATAGGCGGAATGATTACCATGTGTAAGGAAGCGGGTATTCCGGATAGAGAAATCGCCACACCAGAAGAAAAGAGACTCCTGAAAGAAAGGTATGGTGTGGATGTCTAAGAAATTGTGGAGCGTGTTCACAGATGATATGGATCATTGTTATTTTACCGGCACGCCATATTGTCATCGACATCATATATTTTACGGCCCGTATAGATCAATGTCTGAGAAATACGGGTTCGTAATACCAATAGCTTACTACTTACATGAGAATTATCCGGACAGTGTTCATCAGAACCCGAATAAGGGCATTGATCTGGAATTGAAGCAAATGGCTCAAAAGTATTTCGAGGAACATTATGGGACAAGGGAAGAGTTTAGAGAGATCTTCGGGAAAAGCAGATTGTAACTTATTAACATAGATTCCCTGGCATTGTAACCAAGAAATGTAACGCATAAGCACTCACCCAGCGTTATTTATTGCACAAGATGTTGTATCACGGCCAGAGAGCCAGGCTCTGGCGGAAAGGAGCAGCATGGAAGGACAGATAGAATTAGAGGATTATCTCCGGTCATTGAACTGTGAGGGATTTGACATTTGTGATTATATTCCGGAAGGACGGGCTAATGCAGTCACAAGATATGAGCTGTGTATGAAGACTGGATTCAGGGACCGTCAGGTAAGAGATTTGATTCATTATGCAAGGCGTGACGGATCTATCTTGAATCTATCGGATGGAAAGGGATATTTCAGACCTGATCTGGATGATCCGGTGGAAAGAGGAATGCTTGCAGCATATGTCAGGCAGGAAGAAAGCAGAAGAGATTCCATAGATTGGTCTCTGAATGGAGCTATAAAAGATTGTAAAGAAAACGGCATTGATTGGAGGACATAATAAATGAATTCAAACCAGAAGGGAAAGAAAGGTGAGCGTGAGCTTGCTGCAATACTCAAAAGCTATGGATATGAGGACAGCCGGAGAGGTCAACAGTATTGCGGATCTAATGGTGACGCAGATGTAGTTGGTCTTCCGGGAATTCATATTGAATGCAAGAGAGTAGAAAAGCTGAATATCTATGATGCCGTGGAACAGTCAAAGAATGATGCAAGAACCGGTGAAATGCCGGTTGTTATGCATCGGAAGAATAGAAAAGAGTGGCTGGTTACTATGCCACTGGATGATTGGATGGAGCTGTATGAACGGTAATTATATTAAAGTCAGTCGGTCATTGCTGGACTGGTGCTGGTATCACGATGTTAATACCTGCCGGTTGTTTATACATATGTTACTCCGGGTGAACTGGAAAAAAGGTTACTTTGGAGAGGAAGTAATTGAAAGAGGAAGCTTTGTTTCTTCGATATCTAAGTTATCTGCAGAGACTGGATTGAGTGAAAGAGAGGTTCGCACAGCACTGGAACACCTTAAGAAGACAGGCGAAGTGACATGCAACCGACACGCAAAATATAGCGTATATACAGTGGTTAATTACTGTAAGTACCAATCGAGTGACAGGCAAAATGACACAGAGAACGACATGAAAAGCGACACACGAAGCGACACGTCTGTTGACAATCTATCGACAGGCAATCGACAGGCAATAGAAGAAAAGAAAGAAGGAAAGAATAAAAGAATTAATAATACAGGGCGGTTTGAACCGCCGGATGTGGAAATGGTCCGAGCGTATTGCCAGGAACGTGGGAACAAAGTAGATCCGCAAGCCTTTGTTGATTTTTATGAATCCAAAGGCTGGATGGTAGGGAAAAACAAAATGAAGAACTGGAAAGCAGCAGTGCGTACCTGGGAGAAAGAAGACCAGAGGAGAAGCCAGACAAGGAAGGAAGAGACCGCCAAACGTGGCAGCACTGGATTTAATAATTTCACTGGCCGTGATTATGACATGGACCAGATGGAAAGAGCGCTTTTAGGAATTCAGGGAGGTGGGAATCATGCGGATTAAGCAGATCAATCCAAGAGGATGGTATGACATTCCGGGATATGACGGGAAGTACCAGATCAACTATTTCGGCAATGTTCGTAGGGCACTGAAACGTGGGTACAAAGCGCTGCACCCATATATCAAGACTACGAACGGTCGAAGGGTTGTGAAATTGAACTGCAAGGAACAGGTTATCATGAAGCTGATGCAGATCACATTTATCGGTGAATTGCCTCCGGGAATGGTAACTTATCACAAGAACGGGATTATCACAGACGATGCATTGAATAACATCGGAATCATTACCAGAAGTGAACTTGGTAGGTTAACTGGAAGAGGCAACGGCTGTGAAACTTCGGTCGTGAAGATCAGCGAAGAAGGACAGATCGTTGATTTCTACAGATCGGTAAGAGAAGCCGGCAGGAAGAACCATATGTCATATCAAACGATTTTGGACCGGATCAACGGGAAGGTGAAAAGCTTATATGCGCCGGATGGCTATGTGTACTGCAAGGATAATGCCAGAGAAATCAATAAGGCGGTTCGGAGGATAGAGCTGGACAACAGAGAAGAATGCAGTGTTGATTTTATACCGGCACCGGAAATAGTATTTGATTTTTAGCATAACGAAAGGAGACGGAGCTCCGGCCGGAGTGATGATGCATCGGCTCCTTTTGGAAAGATGAAAAACGGAGTAAGTAAAGTTTATACAGACAGACCAGATTATGCAGATTTTGATTCACCGGCAAAATTTGAGGCAATCAAGAGTATTATCGCGAAGAGATTAATAGAACATCCGGATGCCATATGCTCATATTCGGGCGGATCAGACAGTGATATCATGCTTGACCTGATTGAACGGACCAGAGCAATGTTCGAGTTACCGCCAATCAAATATGTATTTTTTAATACAGGATTGGAAATGAAAGCAACAAGAGATCATGTGAAGTATGTTGCAAAAAAGTATGGAGTGGAAATTGAAGAGAGAAGACCAGAGATCAACATCGTCCGGGCAACCAGAAAATATGGAATTCCATTCGTATCGAAAATTATGTCAGGAGGTTTGTCCGAATGGCAAAAGAAAGGAGTCCCTTTATCTATAGCAGATGAATATGATCAGGCAGAAGATAAGGCGGCGAAAAGAAAAGAGTTAAAAGAAAGATATCCTAAATGTGAGAGTCTGATTAATTTTCTTTGCTGCTGTAATTCGGCTGGGGAACCAAGACCAAACATTCAGCTCGTAATCAATTCATCAAAATACATGCGGGATTTTATCAAGAAGTACCCGCCAGAATTTATGATAAGTGCAAGATGCTGTGATTATTGCAAAAAGCAAATCGCTCATAAAGTTCAGAAAGATTATGACATGATTATAACGGGAGAGCGTAGAGATGAAGGCGGAATGAGATCGGTTCCCAGAAAAGACAACACGGCTCTTTGTTTCACGGAAACGGCAGATGGACATTATCGGCTAAGACCGCTCTATTATGTATCTGATAAAGATAAAGCATGGTACAAAGAGTATTACAAAATAAAATATTCGGATGCATATGAAGTATATGGCTTGACTAGAACGGGATGTTGCGGATGCCCGATATCGTATAAGGCAGTAGAAGATCTTGAAAAGATTCGAAAGTATGAGCCGAATGTAGTAAAGGCAGCATGGAATATTTTCGGAAAGAGTTATAAGTACCGAATGGAATATAACGAATACAAAAAGAAACGAATGGAAGAAGAAAAAAGGAGAGCTGAAAATGTCGAGGGACAAATGACGATATTTGATTTTCCGGAACTGATTCCGGAGGAAGGAGAAAACGATGGCGATAATACATAATGTCCGTGGCGGGACGGTTGGCTTAAATGAAGAAGAACGGTTGATGATCGCAAGGCTACTGGTGAAGGCGGGCTATGCGGTTAAGATCGGGTACAGGACGATTCCAGGTAATGCGAAGGGGAAGAAAGAATACATAGTCGAATACTGGGAGGAGAAAGAAAAGAGGATAGAAATGTAGAAGAGTGTCGAACCTTGACAATTGAATATTGATGGTTGGAATGCTATAATGATGCAAAAAACGAAAAGGAATATACCAATATGCAGACAATAATCGAAAAAATAAAAGAGGTTTGTAAAAAACATCCTATAATAATTGTTCTGATAATAGCTATAGCACTTTTGATTGGTGCCCCTTTGATTATTCAAGGAATGTATCACGTGCCAGCACCGTGCAAACTATTAGAAGAAAAAATCCCACCAGGGAATTTACTGGCGTACATAGGATCTGTTTTGACGTTCGGTGCAACATTTATGCTGAGTTTGTTAGTATATCGCTCAAATAAAGAACAGTCTGAAAGAGCAAGCCTTTCTGAGAATAAAGCAATGCTTGTCATTGATAATGATAGTGGCATGAAGCTAGATGTGTTAAAACCAGTTAAAAAGGATGAACATGATATTTTTATTAATATGAAACTGAAAATATTGTCAAAGGCAATGATTTCCAGAATTCATGTAACGCATTTTTCAGCAAGTGATTTTGATCAACCAAGTGATGATGAACGTCAGTTTTATGCAGACTGTGGTAAAGGAAAAAATGTTACGTTTCAGTATAAGTCGAAGGATACATTAATGATAACATTTGATTCAACGAGCGAAAAACTTCGAAACATTTTGTGTACATCAAAAAACTTATCTATTGGTTTTGATATAGTAATAACGTGTGAAAATGTAAAAACAATATTGACTATGAACATGAATTGCACTACATGTGAAATTATCGGAGAACAGACAGTTATAGAAACAATATTCGATATAAAAAATTCAAACTCCGCTTTTTGTGAGTCATACATAGTCTAAAAAGCCTACCAACCATCAATATTCGGTGGTTGGTATTTTTATACTTAAAAATAGGCGAAAGGATGAAAATGAAGAATGTGGAGGAATAGATCATGGAGAGATTAACACATAAAAGAGAGAACGGTATAAAGCGAGGGTACTGGTCCCCGAATAAGAAACAGGAGTTGGTGGATAGACTGGCGATGTATGAGGACAGGGAAGATGCTGAGGACATAAATGTCCTTGGCAAATGGATTCCAATTAGTGAGCACTTGCCAGAGGATGAAAGTTATATATTGGTATCGTTCGAGAATGCAACAATGCCAGATATCGCAAGATATGAAGAAAATGATGAAGGCGGTACATTCTATCCGGGAGATGATGAAAAATCATATTCAAGCTATGGAATATTTGTCAATGCATGGATGCCATTGCCGGAACCGTATAAGGAGAAAACAGAATGACAAATAGGGAATATATGATAAATCTATTGCTGGACGGTTTGAAATCACGCTTGAACCGAGTAAGCATTGATGATGGTGGTGCAAGCGAAGAAGCTATGATTTATTACAACATAAATTGTCCATATTATGCAGGTGATAAAAGAGCATATTGCCGAAAAGAAGGTAGTCTAGTATCAAGTAGAGAGGTATGCGTAGATTGTAAAGCACATTGGCTTGAACAGGAAGTTGATGAATAAAAACAAAACGACGAAGGAGCTGAGAAATGATTGAACAGAGGAAGAGACAGAAGACAGGTAAGACTGGATAGTCAGAAGCATTACAAAGGGTTGGAGGAGAACCATGATGCGAAAGCAAGTGAGAGATTTCATACACCACCAGCTTATCAGAGTTATTCGGTGGAGGATTACTTGCGGAAGATGGGAGTAGACATAACGAAGGGAGTAGATGCCGGTGGAGCAGACAAGCAAGACAGAGAATGAAAAGAAAAAAGATTATCTCAGAAGTTACAGAAAACATGTAAGACGTGTGCAGCGGATAAGTGTTGAAGTAGATGAACTGAAAGAAATGTTGAAATCCACTAAGGCTATTAACTATGACGGGATGCCGCACGGATCTGGAGGACAAGGAGATCTGTCCGGCGAAATAGCACGGATCCAAAGTCTGATAGATGATTTGAATTATGAAAAAAAGATGAGAATAGAAAGCTATACGGATATTGTTCAAAGAATCAGATCATTAAAATCACAGAATGAAGATGATGTATTGTATTATCGATACATAAAAGGAGAAGAGTGGTGGGAGATCGCCGATCACATGAAATACACGGAGAGGCATATTCATCGTATACACGGAAAAGCACTGGCGCATTTTCAAATGCCGAACAAAGATGTCATAGAATGTCAGTAGCAACCGTGCTATTATGGTATCATCGAGAAACGGAAAAAGAGAAATGTTTCTCGGTAGGGCATCTTAATTTCTCCTTATACGGTATTTTTGTTGCATGAGACACCTGGCACCATCAGGTGTCTCATGTTAATATATATCTCCTTTTGAAATGCGCATAATGCGTATAAAAGTATTGACAATGCGTATAGTGCGCATTATAATATAATTGTAGAAAGGAGATGACCGAATGAGGTTTAGAGAAGTAGAAAAGATTCTACTAAGGGATGGATGGTATCAGGTGAAACAAAAAGGATCACATCATCAGTACAAACATCCTATAAAATCTGGGAAAGTAACAGTACCAGAGCATGGTGGAGATATTAATATCGACACAGTAAAATCGATTATGAAGCAGGCTGGAATTGAATAATTCCAGTCAAGCTTATAATAATATAAATTATAATGTTTAATATTTAAAGTTTAAGGTTTTAAAGTTCAAGGTTTAGGAGGAATTAAAATGAAGCTTATTTATCCAGCGGTTTTTTATCCGTTTTCGGATGGTAGCGGAGGTTATGTAGTGGAATTTCCAGATTTACCAGGATGTGTTACGGAAGGAAAAAACCTCGAAGAAGCATTTGAAATGGCAACAGATGCTGCTAGTGGCTGGGTACTCGATGAATTAGAAGAAGGGAATCCGGCTCCAAAAGCGTCTGGATATGCAGATGTTGAGCGTAGAGAGAATGGTCAGGTGAATATGGTTTTACTTGATATGGATGCATATGCAGAACAATATGGAGAAAAAGCAGTCAGAAAAAATGTCACAATTCCGGCATGGTTAAATGCATTTGCTGAAAAACAAAAAATAAATTTTTCACAGTTATTACAAGAAGCACTTATGTCTAAAGTGCAAAAAAGATAATAATATCATTAATAGGCACCCTCCGGGGTGCTTTTCTAATGCAAAAAAACAGGAGGTGAGTCTGAGTGACTGAAAAACAGAAAATATTTGCAGATGAATATCTAGTCGATTTAAATGCCACTCGGGCTTACAAGGTGGCATATCCGAATGTCAAAAATGATGCTGTAGCAGCTGCAGCGGCTGCTAGGCTGTTAAGAAATGTTAAGGTTAAAAACTATATAGCCGAGCAAATGGAAAAAATCCATAATGAAAAGACTGCAGATGCACAGGAAGTAATTGAGTATCTGACGTCTGTTCTTCGCGGAGAAAGCACGGCGCAGGAAATTGTAGTTGAAGGAACCGGTGATGGTTGCAGCGAAGCGAGGACGATGGAAAAATCCCCGTCAGAAAAAGAACGATTAAAGGCTGCAGAGCTCCTGGGCAAGAGATATGCACTGTTTACGGATAAAGTCGAGACGGATGTTGATATGGATTTGAACATCACGATTGATTATGGAGAGGATGATACCGAATGAAAATAAAGGTAGAAGCAAATGCTGGTTTCAAAGAGGTTGACCGCAGTAAAAAACGCTACATCGTGATGAAAGGTTCTGCCGGATCCGGAAAGAGCATGGACTCGGCACAGAATTATATCATTCGATTGATGAATGATCCGGGACGTAATCTTTTGTGCGTCCGAAAAGCAGATGTAACGAATAGAGATAGCACTTTTGCAGAATTGCAGAGTGCTATTTTTCGTATGTTCGGAGAAAGCTATAAGAAGTATTGGTACATCAATACTTCAAATATGCTCCTGGAATGTAAGAACAATCATAACCAGATCATCTTCCGCGGGGTAAATGACGAGAAGCAACGTGAGAAACTTAAGTCAATTACATTTAAACGCGGGAAGCTTACCGATGTTTGGATAGAAGAAGCCACAGAGATTACACAGTCAGATTTTGAAATCATCGATGACCGACTTCGAGGTATATTGCCGAAGGGATTATTCTACCAGATCAGGTTAACATTCAATCCGGTGTCATCACATCACTGGATTAAGAAAGTGTTCTGTGATCGTGTTGATCCGGATGTACTGACGCATCAGTCAACCTACGAGAACAACCGTTTCATTGATGAAGCGTATCACAGACGTATGCTCCGGCGTAAGGAAGTAGATCCGGAAGGTTATCGGGTGTATGGTCTGGGTGAATGGGGAGAGGTTGCCGGTCTTATCCTTAAGAATTACGTCGTAGAAGAATTTGACCAGAATCCGGAGAACTATGATTACATTGTGAACTCACAGGACTTTGGCTTTAACCATGCCAACTGCATCGGCGAGGTAGGCTTCAAGGATGGAGATCTGTATTTGTTCCAGGAATTGTATGTGTATGAGATGGACACAGAGGAGATCATTAAGCTGGCCGCCGGAAGATTCAACAAGAAACTGAGGATGTGGTGCGACTCTGCTGAGCCGGACCGTATCAAGATGTGGCAGAAAGCCGGATACAGGGCAAAAGGAGTCAATAAAGAGACAAACAGTGTTCATGCTCAGATAGACTATTTGAAGCAACACATGATTCACATACATCCGTCCTGTGTGAATACCATAAAAGAAATACAACAATGGAAGTGGAAGAAGGATGAGCGTACTAATACTTATCTGGAAGAACCAGTTCCATTTTTTGATGATGCAATGGCTATGCTGCGTTATTCCATCGAGGAAGAGCGTAAGGCTAAGCCGAAACTAAACAGAAACCTGAAAGGAGGACTGTAAAGTGTTATTTCGATTACCGTCAGAGGAAGAACTGACAGATAACAAACTGAATGAATTCATAGCAAAGCATGATGCAGAGTGTGCCTTTCGGTTTAAACGTTTGAAAGATGCATACGAAACAGACTACCAGATTTTCCACCAAAAACCAAAGCCGAATTATAAACCGGACAATCGTATTGCTGTGAACTTTGCAAAGTATACGGTAGATACATTCAACGGATTCTTTATCGGAAACCCAATTAAAATATCTGTGGATGATGACGCTACAGATAATATTAAAAAATATGTAGAGTTCCTGGATCAGTACAATGATCAGGACGATAACAACGCGGAGCTGTCGAAGATCTGTTGCATTTATGGCAAAGGATACGAGATGTATTACGTGGATGAACTGGGAAATATCGGGATTACATATCTGACACCATTTGATGCTTTTATGATCTATGATGATTCGGTATTGTGCAGAGAACGATACTTTGTTCGACTGTACATAGATTCGAATGACGTTTTGCACGGTAGTGTATCCGATGCGGAGAAGGTACGTTGGTTCACCCAGAAGGGAAAGCTTATCTGGGAGGAAGAAGAAAAGATACATGGATTTGACGGAGTGCCGGCTACAGAGTATGTGGAGAACAAGGAGCGAACATGTATCTTTGAACCGGCGATGTCAATGATTGATGCTTATAACAAAGCTATCAGCGAGAAGGCAAATGATGTGGACTATTTTGCAGATGCCTATATGAAGATACTTGGAGCTACGCTGGATGATGACGACGTAGAGCATATTCGGGATAATCGTATTATTAATTTTGATGAAGATGCGGATCGACTGATTGTAGAGTTCTTACAAAAGCCGGACGGAGATACCACGCAGGAGCACCTGATTGACCGTCTGGAGAAATTAATATTCCAGATCAGCATGGTTGCTAATATCTCAGATGAGAACTTTGGTACAAGCTCGGGCATTGCCATGAAGTACAAGTTGCAGGGAATGAGCAATCTGGCAAAGACGAAGGAGAGAAAGTTTACGTCCGGAATGAATCGACGGTATAAGTTGATCTTTTCCAATCCAGTATCTGGAATGAAAGAAGATGACTGGGTGAAACTGCATTACCATTTCACACCGAATATTCCATCGAATGTACTGGAGGAGAGTCAGATCGCCAGCAACCTCGAAGGAATTGTTTCACAGGAGACACAGCTTGGTGTACTGTCTGTCGTGGACAATGTGCAGAATGAGATGAAAAAAATCGAAAATGAACAGGAGAAAGCCAAGACAGATCCTGTTATGATGCAGATGTTCGGAGGTGCAGGTGATGGCAAGTCAGGAGTACTGGAAGAACCGGGAAACGGAAGCAAAGAAACATAATATTCAGGAAGAGGCTGAGTATAATCGTCAGATCAAAGAAATATATGCCAATATGATGGACGAGATCAATAAAGAGATCAACGGATTCTATACTAAATATGCTGCTAAAGAAGGCATCACAATGGCTGAGGCAAAGAAGAGAGTAAGCAAGCTGGATATTGCAGCATATGAACGGAAGGCAAAGAAGTATGTTGAAACAAAGGATCTTTCCGATCGGGCGAATGAAGAGATGCGGATCTATAATCTGACCATGAAGGTGAACCGTTTAGAACTCCTGAAGGCGAATATCGGTCTTGAGATGGTATCAGGGTTTGATGAGATGCAGAAGTATTTCGATAAGAAGCTGACTGACAGAACACTGAAAGAGTTCCAGAGACAAGCCGGTATCCTTGGCAAGTCCGTTCTTAAGAATGAAAAATACGCTCATGCAATTGTGAATGCATCGTTTAAGAATGCGACATATTCGGATCGTATTTGGATGTATCAGGGAATGCTCAAAGCAGAGCTGGAAGGATTACTTGCATCAGGACTGATCAGAGGACAGAATCCGAAGAAACTTGCAAAGCATCTGGAGAAGAGATTCGGTGTCAGTGCTTATAATGCGCAGAGGCTCATGACGACAGAGCTTGCAAGAGTGCAGACAGAGGCTCAGAAGCAGTCTTTTATCCGTAACGGCTTTGATGAGTATGTGTATGTTGCATGCACAAAAGGCGATGTATGTCCGATTTGCAAAGGGCTGGACGATAAGCATTTCAAGGTAGATGATATGATGCCGGGAGAGAATGCTCCACCAATGCATCCGAACTGTCATTGTAGCACAGCAGCATATATGGATGATAAACTGTATGAGGAATGGCTGAATAGTTATAAGGAGCATGGACTTACTTATGAAGAATATAGTCAAAGAATAAGAAATGCAGAATTAAAGTTAAGTGATTCCACCGATAAATGGGCAAAAGAAGCAAAGCGTGAATTACATAAATCAGAACAAAGTATAGGTAAACGTACCAAAGAGACTATGGAAATATATGATGCAACTGGTAAGTTTATAATGTCAAAGCGAGGTGGGGAGTCAAGTGTTCGAATTTCTTTGAAAGATTATACGAAATTAAAGAATGCCGTTGTAACGCATAATCATCCATCTGGAGGATCGTTTTCTTTTACGGATTTGAAATTTTTAAAAAGGATGCCAATCTCAGAATTGAGAGTTGCTGTTTCTAACGGGGCTTATTACATACGAAAACCAGATAAATGGCCGGAAGAACTGAAAGATATTCAATACATGGAAGAAATGTATAAACAGATTGAGAAATCCTTGAAATTAAAATATCAAAGATTGTATAATGAAAGAAAGATTACAAAGCGTGAGAGATATCAAATGTATCGACATGATGTAAATAAGACTTTCTCAGAAAGATACGGGTTGGAATATGGATACGAAACTTATGAATAAAATATATAAAGAGAAAAAAATTAAAATGAGTGAAATCCCGGATGATTTAGATATAGAATCATTGCCAGAAGATGTAGAAATCATATTGGACGAAGATTTTCCAGAAATGGAAGATTCATATTGGGAAGACTAAAAAGCCACTGATCACATTGATTGGTGGTATTTTTATACTCATTTTAGCACAAGGAAGTGACAGGATTGCAAGATATGAATGTTAGTATTATGGGGATATGTTACGATATTCGTTTTGTAGACGAGTATCCGGAGCGATTGAAAAGTGTGGGAGAATATGCAGATGGTTTGTTTAATCGATGTAATAGAGAAATTTATATTCTGAAAAACAAGGATAAAGATTTCACGGATGAAGGAAGAAAACGACATATGAACCGTGTGCTGAGACATGAAATTATACATGCATATTTGGAAGAGAGCGGCTTATCTGCAAACTCGAATATGATATCCGCTTGGGCGCAAAATGAAGAAATGGTGGATTGGTTAGCAATTCAATCATCGAAAATCTTTGCCACGTTTCAGGAGGTGGGATGCCTTGATTGAAGTAACTGTCCGCAAGGATGAAATAAAGATATCCGGACATGCAAATTATGCTGTTTCCGGATCAGATATCGTCTGTGCCGGTGTAACAGCACTTGCACAGACACTGATCAAGTCCATAAAGGACCTGACAGACGATAAAATTGAATATGAGATATCTCCCGGGAGGGTGGATATAAAGTATGGGGATCTATCAGAGAAGTCGAAAACTCTGGTGGATTCCTTTTTCATTGGCATCTGTATGATTGCCGAGGAGTTTCCGGAGTATGTCCGGATCATGTAACTTAATGTGACCGGGATGTCGTTAAACTACACATTCAAGATGCAACGACCTGGGCTTAAATGAATGGGGCGGGGCGGAAAGGATAGATAAGATGAAACACATGAATAATCACTGGAGAATTCCAATGAGCAACCTGCAGTTATTTACAGAGCCTGGAGGAGACGGCGGCGGATCCGAAGGAGGGGACGGTGCCGGAGCTGGGGGAAATCCTGGAAATAACAACAACACAACAATGTCATTTGATGAGTTTTTGGCACTGGAAGGCAATCAGTCAGAGTTCGACCGACGCGTCCAGAAGGCTGTTAATACGGCTGTGACAAATGCGCAGACCAAATGGAAGACGCTGACGGACGATAAGGTATCGGAAGCGGAAAAGCTCGCTCAGATGACCAACGAGGAAAAAGCAAACTACAGGGCGAAGAAAGCGGAGGATGCTCTAAAAGAAATGCAGCGCCAGAATGCCAGATCGGACATGGCGAAAGAAGCTCGCAAGATGCTGGCAGATGAGGATATCAACATTCCAGATGAACTGGTTATGAACCTTGTAGCAGAAGATGCAGATGGAACCAAGGCAGCAGTAGAAGCTTTTTCAACCATGTACAAGGAAGCGGTACAGAATGCAGTGAAAGATGCTTTAAAAGGGAAACCTCCAAAAGCAGGCAATGGTGGAGATAAACCATCGATGACAAAGGATCAGATCTTAGCAGTGAAGAATCCGTCAGAAAGACAGAAGCTGATCGCTGAGAACATCACATTATTTCAGTAAGAAAGGAAGTATGAAACATGCATGATATTAGAAGATTAGGTCTGCAGGTATTTGCAGCACCGAATAACCTGACAGGAGAAGTGCAGGTCCAGGTAAAAGCCAGAGAGATTGACTTTGTTACATCATTTGGCAAGAACCTGCAGGCACTGTTAGATATTTTGGGAATTACCAGAATGATCAGGAAGGAAAACAATTCGGTATTAAAGACCAAAACGGTAAAAGGTGAACTGCAGTCAGGAGATGTTGGAGAAGGCGAAGAAATCCCGATGTCCAGATACACAGTAGAAGAAAAGCCTTTTGATACGATCAAGATTGAAAAATATCGTAAAGGCGTATCTCTTGAAGCCATTTCGGAAAAAGGTTATGAGGCGGCAGTACAGGATACGGATGATGAGTTCAAGTCCGATCTGCAGAATGTAGTGACTGATAAATTCTACGCACAGTTAAAAGCCGGATCTCTTACAGGACACGAAACAACTTGGCAGATGGCTGTTGCAATGGCAATCGGAAAGGTTGTGGCTAAGTTCCAGAAGATGAAAAGAACAGCAACCGGAGTAGCTGTTTGGGTAAACACTCTGGATGTGTACAAGTATCTCGGTGCAGCAGATATTACACTGCAGACTGCATTCGGCTTCAAGTATCTGACAAATTTCCTCGGAGCGGATGTTGTATTTGTTACATCTGAGGTTCCGCAGAATGTTGTAATTGCAACACCGCTCAACAACATGATTGCATATTATGTTGATCCGGGAGATTCAGAATTCGCAAAAGCAGGACTTTCGTTCACAACGGATTCAGAGACAGGATTCATTGGGTTCCATACAGAGGGAACATACAACCGTATGATTTCCGATAACTACGCAATCATGGGCTTACGTCTGTTCTGCGAGTATCTGGATGCAATTGCTTACATCTCTGTAGGAGAATCTGATACACAGACCTTAGGAACGTTAAGGGTAACGTCAGAGGCTGGATCAGAAGCAGGGGATACAAAGCTGACAGTGAAAGAGCAGCTGCTGTCACCAAGAAACTGCTGGAAATACAAAGATGCTGCAGCCGCAACTTCAGTAACTTACGGCATGGACGTTAAGAACTGGTCTAAGTGGGATGGTGAATCAGAGATTGCTTCGACAGCAGGGCATCATATCACACTGGTTGAATGTGATCAGAACTATAAAGCTGTTCGCTCTGGTGATGTGGCTGTAACGGTCAATCCGGGAGCATAGGAGGTAAGGAAGCATGTATAAGGTAATCAAACATTTTATCGATCTTCATGACAACGATCATTCCTATAACGAGGGTGATATATTCCCTCGTGAAGGAGTAGATGTCAGCAAAGAAAGAATCGAGGAGCTGGCCGGCAGTAACAACAAACAGCACACTCCGCTGATCGAACTTGTGGAAGAAGATCCAGACAATACAGCCGGCACAGATACTGCAGAAAAAACATCAAAAGCCGGTAAGAAGAAAGCAGAGAGTAAGATGCCGGAAAACAAAGAGCTGGCAGAGTAGGAGGAGCGTATGATTGAAGATCTGATGGTCTTATTGGGATTGCCGGAAGAAATTGACGAGGAATTAGAAAATAAATTGCTGTTAATTTTAAAGGCTACCAAACAAAGGCTGCGTTTCCTTCTCGGGGGATTGGAGCCTCCGGAAGAGATGAATTATATCATCCTGGATGTGTCAATCATACGGTTCAACAGAATCGGTTCGGAAGGACTTTCCTCTCACAGTGTTGAGGGGGAAAGTCTTTCTTGGTCGGAGAATGATTTTGCGGGATATATGGATGACATCCGGGCATATCTGGATGATCAGAAAGAATCAAAGAAAGGTAAGGTGAGATTCCTATGAGATATGACACACCAATATGCTTCCAGAAACTCACCCCTGGAGAGTATGATCCGGCTACCGGTAATTATGGAGAAGATGCGATATCGGAAGATATGAAGTCTGCATCAGTCATGGATACTGGTACGAATACGATGATGCTTGTCTATTCCGAAATTAAGGAAGGCAGCCTTACCATTCATCTGCAGAATCATTACGACCGGCCATTTGACAGGATTCGCGTAGGGAATAAAACATACGGTGTAGACTTCAGCAGGAAACTCCGAACGAAGCAGGTATATGTTGTGTCGGAGGTGGTGTGATGGGAGTAAAGCTGATTGGTTTTGAAAAGTTGGAGGCTAAACTGACTAAAAACATGGATCTGTCTGCTGTTAAAACAGTAGTTAAGAAAAATGGAGCAGAAATGCAGAAAAAAGCTATGAAAGAAGCTCCTGTGCTCACCCATCATTTACAAAAGTCAATTATGTTGGAAATTACAGATGGCGGCATGACTGCAGAGGTTGAATCAACAGCGGAATATGCAGCTTATCAGGAATATGGAACAAGATTCATGAAAGGAAAACCGCATATACGCCCGGCATTTGATGAGCAGAAAGGTAAATTTAAGTCGGATTTGGGAAAACTTGTGAGGTGATAAGATGGATCCACAGCAGGAATTGTTCAGTGCTGTTTTGATGGCATTGAAAGAAAAATATGAGGATACGGGAGTTGGTGTGTATGACACGGATTTACCGCCTGAGGACACGCCGTATCCTTTTGTTTACCTGGCGGATTGCTCCGAGAGTGATCAGGCTACAAAAAATGAGATTATCGGCGAGACTAATCTAACGTTGAAAGTCTGGCATGATAATATACGGCAGAGAGGAACGGTATCTGGTATCTTAGCAGATATCAAAAAGATCTGCAGGTCTATCGAACATACAGCGCACTATGCCTGGAATATGCAGAGACCGACACAAAGAATTACGCCGGATAATACAACGAAACAGCCGCTTCTTATGGGAATTTTGGAAGTGGGATATAAATTTAGTTAGGAGATGACAATAGTGAAGAACGGAAAGTTATTTGGACTGCAGTTATTTGCAGAAGCAGTAGCAGGAAAAAAGATCGTATATCTGTACCGTATCCTGAGTACAGAGAAAGATCATGATGCAACAGCACTTGCATTTACGACAGAAAATGAACGTACAAAGTCGAAGGACGCTGATTCGACAGTGACAAAAGACGGCACAGTACGTACACCGGGAGCAGCAGAAGGAGAAATCACAGCATCAAGCCTTTTAAAAAAAGGAGATAAGTTCATCGATGAGCTGGAAGCAGCACTCGATGATGACGAAAAGATGGAGATCTGGGAAGTAAACTTAGCAGAGCCGCAGGCGAGCTCGACTGATAAATTTAAGGCAAAATACTTCCAGGGATATCTTACAGAAATTGATAAGACATACCAAGTTCCTCTCTTTGAAGTCTGTAGGGCAACAGGTTGGCCGCGCAAACGGTGGACTCAGAACCATCATTCTTCCGGCGGACTCAACCGGTGATCAGGAAGGGTGTCAGAACTTTTATTCTTATTTCCATATCCTGTTTTATGCCGGATTGATGGGACAGACCGGAGAAATATGTATTAACTATCTGACAGCGGACGATAAGCTTATTGCCGGTGTGAACTGGTATAAATCGGATATGAGCGGAAATACAGGACGTTATGATCTAGTCTGCTACAATCCGAACAAGAAGAGTACCGATCAGCAGGCGGGACGTGTGCTGAAAACGTACACTTATATGACAAGTCATCTGCGGAAGCAAAATCCGTGGTACTGGAACTGGGGACATTGTGATCTTAGAAAAGAAGGCAGTAAACTTACATTTTTCTATAATGGCAGTTATCCGAGCTTCAATATTCCGGAAATAGCGGATATGAAATGTGCCAAGATTCAGATTGCGATTAAGCAGAGAGGAACAAGATCAGGGAATAAGTATCTTACATACAACGGGATCAATGCTTTTTATTTTCAGAAGTTACATGTAAAAAAATGGAGAGATGTACCGAATAAATTTGCGCAGGACTGCAGTTTGATTGCAAATTGTTCAGATGGATCAATTCGGATGAATGGTCTGCCAAAGCCGGATCTGGGAGCTCTTGGAAATGACTGGGAAACATTTTGCTTGAAGCCGGGAGTTAATCAGGTTCAATGCTTGTGCTCCAGCTGGGCGAAGAAACCGACGTTTAAAATGAAGTACAGGGAGGTGTTCTTGTGATCATATATTTTGCTGACAGGGCAATGAACATTCTTGGATCAGCATCTACCGGACTGCCGAAGGGACTAATGATTACAAATGATAAAAAGACAGAAGAAATATCCGAAGGTGTGGCAATCTTTGAATGCAATTTGGATTACAATTTTGTAAATCCGGATGAGGACGAAGAACAGGAAGTTGATGTGAAGAAGCTTGCTGCAGTCGGAAATTTCATCTTAAAGCAGAGTTCGGACAGCAGTGAAGTGGAAGTATATACGATTATTGATTCGACGATAGATCCGATTCAAAAGGATGCATCCATCTATGCTGAAGATGCGGGACTGGATCTGTTAAATGAAGTGGTCGGAAAATATGCTGCGGATAAAGCTTATAACATTGCCTATTACATTAATAAATTTGCATATGATTCCGGATTCGAAATCGGGATCAACGAAGTAAGCAATCTTACAAGAAAGTTATCCTGGGACGGTGAAACTACAGCTACGGAAAGGCTATTGAGCGTAGCTACACAGTTTGAAGCTGAGATTGAATTCAGCTTCAAAGTCGAGAATATGGCTGTGACTGGAAAATACATCAATGTGTATAAGAATAGGGGGAATGATTCGGGTGTTACTTTGACTGTTGGCAAAGAGGTTAGCGGATTTCGAATCAAGAGTTCCATCGCAGATCTTGCAACAGCATACCGCTGTACCGGCGGAACACCGGAAGGATCAGAAAATCCGATTACATTAAATGGTTATAAGTACGATGATGGAGATTTTTATGTAGAAGGATCCTATGTGAAATCCCGGAAAGCACTGGAAAAGTGGAGCCGCTATCAGATTAAGACAGAAAAGAATAAGAATGATGTTGGACATATCGTAAAATCCTTTACATACGATACGACATCGAAATCTGAATTGTGCAATCGAGCCGTATCCAGTCTTAAGAAGATCTGTGATGAAGCTGTTACCTATGAGGTAGAGTTGTTATATCTTCCAGATGGGGTGAAGGTAGGTGACACGGTATCCATTGTTGATGATGACGATAATATATATCTTACTGTAAGACTGTTGAAATTAGAGATGTCAGAATCGAACGATACAAGAGAAGCAGAGCTGGGTGATTATGTAAGACAGGAAAGCGGAATTGATGAAAAAGTCATTGAGCTGGCAGAGCGATTTGAGAAGATCGCTAAGAATCGTAATTTTTATACATGGACAGCCTTTGCAGATGATGAAAATGGAACGGGAATTTCGGCCAATGCTTACGGAAAAGACTATCTCGGAATCGCTACGAACCGGCTTGCGAAAGAAGCTGATCTTTCCGATCCGACGCAGTACACATGGGTAAAGATAAAAGGTGAGCAGGGCATTCCGGGAACAGCGGGTAAAGATGGTAAAACAACATATTTCCATATGAAATATTCGGCGGTACCGAACCCGACATCATACAGTGACATGACGGAAACACCAAACAAATATATTGGAACCTATGTAGATTATGAACTGGATGACAGTACGGATCCATCGAAATATACGTGGGGAAAATTCCAAGGCGACAACGGCGAAGATGGTGCAGATGGAATTCCAGGGAAAAATGGAGAGAACGGCGAGACGAGTTATGTGCATTTTGCTTATGCGACCAGTGCGGATGGAAAAACTGGATTTTCGACAACAGATACTGTCGGGAAAACATATATGGGACAGTATGCAGATTTTGAAAAAGCTGATTCTGAAGATCCGACAAAGTATCGGTGGAGTAAATTTCAAGGTCCCCAGGGCCCGCAAGGTGAACAAGGACCACAAGGCTTGCAGGGGTTACAAGGTGAGAAAGGTGAACAGGGTATCCCTGGTCCAACAGGAGAGACAGGTGCCACCGGAGCAACAGGTCCCCAAGGTCCGGCTGGTAAAGACGGAACGAACGGGAAGACCAGTTATTTCCATATAAAATATTCTCCGGTAGAGAATCCAACCTCATCTCAGATGTCAGAAGTCCCGAATACTTATATTGGAACCTATGTGGACTATACAGAGCCGGATTCGACAGATCCAAGCAAATATACCTGGTACAGATTCAAAGGCTTACAGGGAGAACAGGGTACGCAGGGAATCCCAGGAACCAATGGTGCAGATGGGAAAACATCATACTTGCACATTAAATACTCCAATGATGGCGGTAAGACATTCACATCAAATTCTGGAGAAACAGTCGGGGATTACATTGGACAGTGTACGGACTTTAATCGGGCGGATCCTACTACGGTGGGAGCTTATACATGGAGTAAGATCAAAGGTGAAACAGGAGCGAAAGGCGAAAAAGGAGATAAGGGAGCCACAGGAGCTACAGGTCCTCAGGGACCTCAGGGAGTGAAAGGTGATACTGGTGCGACCGGACCACAAGGTGTAAAAGGTAATACAGGACCGCAAGGACCACAGGGGCCACAAGGGCAGACAGGAACAGCTGGTAAAGATGGACAAATGCTCTATGCGACATGTGATACCGCAGCCGGAACCGCAGCGAAAGTTGCAAGTTTGGCGGTTGGAACATTATCTCTCAAAGCCGGAGCAACAGTAGCTGTTAAATTTACTTATGCAAACACTGCATCAAGCCCAACACTTAACATTGCCGGTACTGGTGCAAAAGCAATGTATATCCAAGGTGTCCGGGATGTATATTGGACCGACGGAGCAACCGTAACCTTCACATATGACGGTATAAACTGGAGAGTGGCATCCGAACCGGTATATGCTCCAACAGCTACGATCGGTAATGCTGCTGGATTCAATGTGTTTATAGATGGAACCAGTGTACAAGTTAGGAAGGGGACTGAAGAACTTGCATCCTTCAAAGGTGACGAGATTCGATTAGGAGAGGGTGTCGATTGCGCAAAAGTATTTATATGTAATCTGGAAATAGGTGTGGATAGTGAGGAAATGTATCTTAGGAATGCATCTACTAGAATTTCAACGAAAGCATCTCATGAGGGCGGCTCGGCATCAGTACCGTCCGTAGTAGTTAATGATATGGATACGTATGTGAATGGCAGAGGTATGAGTAGCTTGATAGATCTATATCCTCGGAATATACATCGAATGTCAGCCGGAACAAGAGTAGTTAAAGCAGGAAAAACCGGAACATCCAGGCAGATATTTAGCAATTCTGAGATTAATAGTTTATTGGGTGTTACTGACAGCTCCAATAGTAATACTGCAGTGTTCGTATCTAACGGTGATGGGGCTGCCACAAGTGTTCATTTTGAAGGTGTAACATATCTAAATGACGCCTGGAATGCCGTTTTTAATGCGAATGTAGGATCGGGACCGATTCGAGTGAACTATCTTATTGTATATTGGGGATAAAAATTATGGATAGAAAAGAAGAACTATTAAAAGTAATCGAACATGACCCGGCATTTCACTCCAGCACCTACAATGGAGGTATAGCCTACCTTGGTAGCAATAAGATCAAGATATATAACAACGGAGGTATCACGAGACTATATGCAAGATAATCGATTAGAAATGAATATTTGCATATAATTGCAAAAAGCTTATCAATGCCTTATAATGATAGAAAAATATTATATGGACAAGGAGGAGATTTTCGTGAAAAGAGATATGGATTTGATTAGAAATTTGCTAATTAAGGTTGAAGAAGTATATGAACCCGGTGCCGGCTCAATAAATTTCTCAAAAATTAGAATAGATGGTTATGATGATAAGGTTATAGCGGAACATTTATTATTAATGAAGGAGGCAGGGTTAATCCGAAATATTAATGCAAAACAATATGTTACTGGTTCGACCATGCTTAGTATTGGAAATTTGACAAACGAAGGATATGATACGCTTGAAAAATTTAGAAATGATACAGTTTGGAATAAAACGAAGGAAATTGCTCGCGATAAGGGGCTCCCTATGTTGATTGACATATTTAGTCAAGTGGCTAGCACTGTGATTGCGGGGATTACAGAAGGAACATTAAGGACACTATAATGGATGTGGAAGGAGAGTGAGTATAAAAATGAGCAGGGATATAAGTAAAGAAATTTGACATCTGTTAGAGATGTGGCCGGCAATGACATTGACAACTATTTCTAGGGAGGTGGGTATAACAGAAGCTACCTGTCGGATTTGTCTCGATGATTTAATCGATAAGAAAGTAGTATATTCGTTCAAGGCAAAAAATAGTGGGAAAACATATTATTCTATAGAGGAAGATACGACAAATGAAGATATAAAACATATGCATAAAGTAGTAACTAAAGAAACTACAAACGCAAAAGATATATATGACGATTTAGAAGAAAAGTACGATGAAGTAAGTAAAAATGTTAATGGTTTGTATGCAAATATAATATCGATTATTGCTGTATTTGTTGCAATATTTGCTTTAATCACAGTTAATGCTAATATTACATTTGAACTTACAACAAAAAATATGTATGATGTGTTTTTGGGAATAGTGAAAATAAATGTATTTGTTGTAGTTTGTATAATAGCAATGTTGGGTGCAACGAGAATTTTTATTATAAATCCGTTGCTTGAAGAAAAGAAGAAAAAGAAAGACAAGAGAGGTTAACGCCTCTCTTTTTCTATGCAAAGAGGTGAATACATGGAAATCAGAGCAAGACCGTAAGGTCTTATTTTTATATGCAAAATTAAAGAATCGAGGTACATAGAGTGTATGTAGACGTAAATACAATCATTACGGGTGGAAGCTTATTGACCGCCGTAGTGGTTATTTTTTCTGCTATTTTTGCAGTGTACAAGTGGTATTTAAAGCAGAATCAGCAAGACAAAGAAATAGAACGAATGAAATCAGAACAGTGCTTGCTTACATATGGAATTCTGGCTTGTTTGAAGGGATTAAAAGAACAGGGGTGTAATGGACCTGTTACAGAAGCAATAGACAAGATCCAGAAGCATATAAATAAGCAAGCACATGATCAGGAGGATTAA